CCCTTAATGATGATCACATAACGTGGAACGGCCTTGTTCTCGAAGTAATCAAGATTGAATCGTGTGGCGAATTCATTACCTGCCACAGCGGCCTTTGCAGCAACAATGTCAGGAATTCCATAAAATCCATTGCTTGGTGCATACTTCTTGATGTGGATTACTTCATTTGGCCTACTGTCTCCTCCAACTGGGTCAGTCGTCTTGCTGTCTCCGAAGTTACGGAAGAATACTGCCTTGTTTGAAATGATCTGAACAAAGCCATCTCTCGCCTGTCGGATTCGCATACTGGTTGAAGGAACGTGACCGATGTAGCCAATTTCTCCAGTGTTCTTTCTGCCGATTTCAAGGTATCCGTTTCCAGTAACCTCGTAGTCTGTCCAAACCTTGATCAGAGTTTCAATGAAGTCATCTTCCTCATTGCAGCTAGCGATCCAATCCATTAGACGCTGCTTTTCTCTTTCAAGCTTGGCTCTGGCCTTCTTAGTCTTGTCTTCTCCGTCAATCTTATCAAGGGCTTGCTTGGTCGCCGGGCTTTCTACGAGATCGTATCCAAGTCCAACAATGTTAGCAACCTTTGCCTTTACTGCTGAGTAGTGTGGAGGAGAAACTTCATATAGCTTTGCTAGATAATCGAGGTTGTATGGCGGAAGGATTACCTTGAATGCATTGTATCCAGTGATCTCCTCCGTTTCAATCTTCTTTGAGGCAGCACCATCTGTACCACGATAGAACTTGTTGATCTGCTTCGTGGTACTGATCTTGAAGGAACGTGAAAGCCCGTCCATCTCCTTGATCTCGGAAGCCTTCTTTAGGAATGGATCAGGATCGTGATCAATTGTCCTTGAGACTTCGTTACCTAGGGAGACTTCAATGAACTGTTCCTCTTCTGCCTCTACAACTCGATTATCGGTCATTGTGCTCCTTGTAAATCTGCTCGCTTACCAGAGCAGGGATGTCATTTTCGTCTGGAATAAGTCCGAATGACTGACGCTGCTTCTGATATTCGAATTCATCATCATCAATCTTTCGATGTCCAGACAGGAAGTAAGGCTTCCCAGCCATGATTCCGTAGTGACGCACAGCCTCGGTAAGCTCGTTAATACGCTTCTGGTCGCCCTTCATGGCAGCGATAGAAAGAAAGTTTCCTTCGTCGTCTCCGACCCACTGTCCATTAGGCATTTCCCAGACGTAAACTCCGTAAGCGGCTTCGTCTACTACCTGCATTCTTTGCTTCTTCATGGACATATCATAAGGACATTGGCATTAAAAAGCAAAAGTGGCCCCGACATTGGGGCCACATGCTTATCCAGCAGGAGAAATTGACCAAACATGCGCATACAATAGCGCTTCTGGGTCAGGAGTAGTAATTCCAATGATAGTGCTGTCATCGATTGAAAGCCCTGGAAGACCTAGATATGCTGAATACATCTGCTGTAGACCAGCAAGGGAGATGTCTCCATAGATCGCTGATGCCTGAGCAATCTGAGCATTTGCTACGCCGATCGTTAATGCGTAATTGCCCGGCGTTGTGAAGACTCCTCCAATGTGATACCAACTATCAGAAGTAAACACAGTAGATCCACTGGTTACTGAAACTCCATTTACAGTAACTGATGAGAATCCAGAAAATACAATTGTGTTTCCTGAGCGAGAGATACTAGCAGATCCAGCAGTGATGATGTTTCCAGCCACTGGCTTGATCCACATATCGATTCCATTGATGTTGAGATCTCCCGGTTCTTCTTCTCCGCTGTAAGATCCATCAATTGCCACCGCGATATTTCCAGTAAGAATCTTGATTCCGTTGTCATCTGCATATTCAATTGGCTCATAGAACTCTCTTGCCATAACTGCTGTGCCACTCAAGGTCGCGGCTCTGTCGCTTCTTGTCCCGAGAAAAGCCTTGTCTGCGTATCCAACAATCTGAATCCAGTCCACATAGCTCTGGTCGTCCACAATGCCACCGGCAAAAGTCACTCGGACGGCAATTGAATCAGTTTCTGTAAGAGAGAATGAATTGGCATTTGTTACTGCCTGCCACGTGCTTCCACCATCAATTGAACAATCAATTGTGAATGATCCTTCACCCTTATATCTGATTACAGCATCAGTGATTCCGGCAATTGTCATTCCCAACTCCATTGAACCAATCCAGACGCCAGGAAGGGATGTATTTTCGTAAACAGGAACAATGAGTCCGTCTACAACCTCTTCCGTCTCTGTTTGAGTATAAGAAGGAACAATGATGTCATTTGCAATAACGATATCTGTCATCGCTCCATCAGACCACTCTGTTGTATCCCAAAGCTTAGAGACTCCGATGTTTCTGGCTGAGTCTGCAAAGTTCCAGTGGCTTGCATCGTTATATCCAGCGATTGCTTCACTCGTGTCAACTGCAACACCATTTGAATAATGCTTGGCAACAGTTTCCCCACTAAGAGCAAATGCATAAATTGCTGGAGCATCAAGAGCGATTGTAGATGATGTTGATGACTGGCCAGCGATCAAATCAGAGCTAACGAAATTGTATGCGTCTGCATTCTGTTCGTCTGTCATATCGATTTCGGCAACTAGCTGTCCGTCGATGTAAAGAGAATTCTTTCCGTCTGTGTGGACTCCTACAACGTGGAATGACTTAGCAGTGTCGTACTTGTAGCTGACTTCTGACGCCGGGGCCGTTAGATACTTTGTTCTGAAATAGATTCTGTTCTGAGTGATCGTTAGACCATCATAGTTTGAGTTGTGACTCATTATGCTAACTTCACCAGTGATGGCGAGTGGCTTCACCCATGCCTCTAGAGAGAACTGACGTGACTCGTAGCCTTTGTTAAAAACGGGGTCGTCCATCTGGAGTTGGTTGGTATTCTGCAATACTAGAGCGTTACCTGAGCCACATACAAGAGCAGGGTGCTGTACCGCAGTAGAAGTTAGATCAGCTTGTCTGAAACTTCCTGCGGAGTCGTCGTACACCGGGCCATTTCCGTCTAGCTTCCAATAAGAGAATGGAGAATCTGCTAGGACTTGTAGTTGATAGGACATGTAACCATTATATTCCATGTTCACATAAACGCAAAAGGCCGAGTCCGAAGACCCGGCCAATGCGGTAATATAATCCATCCTAAGTAGCGCCGCACGCAGCGCCCTAGACAACCCGGACTCATTTCCATAGGCTGTACTTAGATTGTATCAGATTCCTAGCTTCTTTTCAATTGCGGCTAGACGCTTCTGAACATCGTCTAGCTTCTCGTAGATACCACGAAGAATTGACATTGGAGCCCATGTTGGGTTCTCCTTTGTCTCGCGACCCTTTGGTGGCGTTGCCACATCTAGGTCCCAAACTTCCTTGTATCCAGCGGTCTTTGTTGCCACTGTTCCACCTCCTGTGCTTGGCTTTGTTGGCGTAGTTGGAGTTGTTGGAGCAGGCTTTGCATTTGGACCAGCCTTTAGGGTGTCAGCTACGTCGGAACGAACTCTTGTCATATCCATGATCTTTCCAGACGCATAACCTGGGTCCCACTTGTCATTAGACCATTCTCCGTGTCCAATTACAGACTTCTCAGTCCACTTATGGAAATCAAGAATAGCTGCTGATAGCTTTAGGGCTGTCTTGTACTGAGCGTCAGTCATCTTGTGAGAACCAGAGTACATAATCTCTACTCCATAGAAGTGAGCGTTTCCGTCCACTCCATTTGCATTTCCACGAGTTGGCTTAAGCTGTCCTGAGTAATCCTCATTGATTACGTGGTTGAGAACTGTTGGATCTCCACCACCAGCGTGATTTGCTCGTCCCCATCCAACTAGATAAACTGTGCCATCTGGCGCTAGACCAAAGTGGCAAAGAGGGCCAGGGAGAGTGCTAAGTCCATTGTAAAGAGTGCTTCCAGCGTATTCATCTGCGCTAGCAGATGCCACGTCTGCACCAGTGTGATGCCAGATGAAACCGTTCATTCCACCCCAGGCACCCTTTGAATTTCTGTTGTGGGTTTCCCAAGACTTTACTTCCTTGTACTTGATTCCCCACTTCTTAAGCTGAGCCACAACCTGTGCTGCGGTCATTGGTGTTGCCATATATCATTCACCTCCTCAGCCTACAGTCTATGTCTCTTGGGATTAAAAAGCAAAAGGCCGGTGCCCTAAGACACCGGCCAATTACATCAGCTAATATCGACTACTTCGCATCCACCAGCGGCGGAGCAAGCTAGCTCCTGAGAGCCTGTCGTATTGTCCTCAAACTCATATGTTGGAAGAAGATCCCATTCGATCTTTTCTGGCATGCGCTCAAGCCATTCCTTGTATTCAGCCTCAGAAATTGACTGATAAGGTGCCTGCTTGTACGTGTGCTCAGAGAATGGCAGGAATGAGATTCCAGAAACTTCATCGAAGTTCTTGTAAACCCATGCTCCTACTTCCATCCATTCGTGTTCCTTAACAGAAACTGTAATGCTTGGCTTGTGCTCACACCATGAGCGCTGATAAGCGAGCCAAATTTCAAGGTGTTCAATCGCTGTGAGGTCATTTCTGGTAAGTGCTCCTGGCGCAGCCTTCTTTGGGAAGCTAAAGACTGTTGTGTCGTTGGGCTTCATCACGTCAGGCTCGTTTGGAATCCCTGAGTCCTTGAGGAACTGTGTAAGAGCGTCCTTGTTGTCGCCTCGCACAGTTCTGATGTAAAACTCATCATGCTCCGTGTGCATTCCGGAAGGAACGCCAGCTCTCTGAGAAACCGTTCCAGAAGGCTTGACACAAGTGATTGCAGCAGACTGAGGAATTCCGATTGCCTCGGCAACCTCAGCATTAGTTGCAATAGCCTTGTATCTCAGAGCCTCAAGAGTGTCCTTTAGCTCCTTGATTCCTTCCTGGCCACTCATGAGCCTATTTCCGAACTGACCGGTTAGAGAAACACCTAGCAGTCTTTCTTCTTCGGTGTTCTTCTTCCAGATCTTACGGAGATACTTGAAGTTCGTTAGAGTTGACTGCCATGTTCCGATGATCGTTGCGGCCTTGACCTTTAGCATCAGAGTTTCAACAGTGTCATCTGGACGAATGATCACTTCTGTCAGGTTGCAGAACTGGTTAGGTCGAAGGATAATCTCGCTACACGGATTAGTTCCGAAGTCGAAATCAGTCTCTCGCCTTTGATTCTTAGCCACCTGGCTCTTTGCAGCCTGCCTATTGAAGATTCCACGCTCTCCAGACTTGGAGTCGTAGAGGTTCTTCCACTCAGACATGAACGCTGTCATGTCAGGCTTGCTTGTGTAGGCTACTGAGTTATTGGCCAAAGCACGCTGAGGGTTGTTCTCCCACCAGTTTCCTGCTTTTGCCGTAGCCATTCTCAGGTCGCTTAGATCGCTAAGTGAGATCAGAGCACTTCTTCGAACACCACCAACAACAACAACTTCTGCAATCTTGCACACAAGGTCATGTGCTTCAAGAGAGGTGAGCTGACGACCCGCAGCCTTTGTGAACACGTCAATAGTGAACTGGAATAGCTGCTCTAGTGGACCAGGACCGCTCGCACGTCCACCAAAAGTCTTTAGCCTTGCTCCTGCCGGGCGAACTTTTGAGGTGTCCCAACGAGGAACGCGTCCTCCCCACAGAAGGCTTAGAAGCTCACGATATGCACGAGCCCAACCTTCCTTTGAGTCAGCGACCTTGATTACTGATTCTGTTGCTTCAAACTCTTCTGCAATCACAGGAAGCTTACGTACATACTTCTCTTCAACGGAGAATCCTACACCGGTTCCATTCATGAGGATGTACAGAGTCTCGTCAAAGGCTCTAACATCATCAATCGGAACATAAGAACAGTTGTATGCAGCAACGTTGTCTCGATCTAGTGCAGGCCCGGCAGTCATGAGGGCACGCATAGAAGAAACAACACCCTGATTTAGCATCTGCTCTCGTACTAGATCAAGGTGGTCCTGTGGCACATCGTAATTGTGGTTCTTCTTGAGGCTATTTACCATATAGGAGAGATAGCGCTCAGTTGTCTCTACAAAAGTCTCGCGGCGGCCCTTATCCTCTAGCCACCGCGCATACCTACTGGTATGAATAAAGTTCTGATATGGGTCTTCAAGAAAACCCTTAATGTCATACAAAGAAAATACCTTTCCAGCCGTAGTCGTCGTACGGCTAATCCATCGCGTAGTTATACTATACTACCTGATTCGGCGGCTTAAATCAAGTGACTAAACGCTTGCTTAGTAAGCTTTTCCCAGTTGTACTCTTCGTGAAGAAGTGGTGCCTGAGCGTAAAATCTGTCACTTAGAGCTGCGAAATTCTCATAGGCATATCTGTACAGTTCTACAAGTTCATCGAAACTTGGCTCAAGCATCTTTCCTGGATGAACACCGGGCCACGGTGACTGAACAAGCTTAGAGGAAAGACCAAGAGGGCCAAGGTAGTCCTTGTACTG